GCAAGGTTATCTGATGGAGAATTTGTCTTTACTGCAAAAGCTGTAGAAGAAATCGGAGAAGACGTTTTAATGTCTATGATGAAAGAAGCTGAAGCTGCTGCAGATGAAAGACAAGGTTTAGCAATGGGTGGTCCTACTGATGAAGTAGAAAAACCAAATACTAATGTGCAAGGAATGCTTATGTCAGATGCTACAGGTGTAGCTGAAGACTTAAGAGAACGTGCTATTAGTGGTGATAAAAGATACATCCAAAGCTAAACAAACTTAACGATAAAGCTACCTGAATTAATTAATCAGCCCTTTATCACATTAATAACCGAAAGGCTACCTTTACAAACAAGCCCTCTAGTCGACATAGAGCTACCTTGTGAAACAAGCCCTGAGTAGGAGAAAAAGAAAATGACTAATACAGTCCAACAGGAAGAACAAGCGAATCCTTATAACGCAAAGAAAGATTACCACGTAGAAGATAAACCTTTTACCCCTGCTAATCAATTATATTTTGAAGAGCCTTCTGAAAAGAATAAACTCTTTGATAGTAATGACATTACTGAAGTTACATCTACAGATAATGTTAAAACAGAAAATCTGGATACTCCTTATAAGAAACCAGATTATAAAAAAAGATATGATGATTTAAAAAAGCATTACGATAGTAAGCTTAACGAGTTTAAATCTAGAGAACAAGAGTTAATTGAAGAGGCTACTAGTAATAGAACCGAATACAAAGCTCCTAAATCTCCAGAAGAACTAGAAGAGTTTAAAAATAACTATCCTGATGTTTATGAAGTTGTAGAAACAGTTGCACATCTACAATCGGAGACTAAAGCAAAAGTTCTAGAAGAACGCCTTAGTAAACTCCAAGAGAGAGAGAATCAACTGGTACGACAAGATGCAGAAAAAAGGTTAATGGAAAGACATCCTGATTTTGAAGATATCAGAAATAGTGATGACTTTCATGGTTGGGCAAAAGAACAGCCTAAGTCTATCCAAGACTGGATATACTCAAACGCTGACGATGCTGACCTAGCTTCACGTGCATTAGATTTGTTTAAAAAGGATTTTGGAATTGAACCTACTAAGACTAAGTCATCTTCTAAACAGACTAGAAAATCTGCTGCTGATATGGTTTCTACTAAAACAAAAAGTATAGAACCTAATCAACAAAAGGTTTGGTCTGAAAAGGAGATTGCTGCTATGAGTATAGCTGAATTTGATAGATTTGAAAAAGAGATATCAGATGCTATGCAAGATGGCAGAATCGTAAAATAACTATTATAACTAAAGGAATATATCATGGCTCAATATTTTGAACCTTCACCGGATACCGGTGCAAACTTTGCAAACTCCGTTAGTGGACAAACTAATAGTTTCTTCCTACCTTCCATATACTCTAAGAAAGTTCTTAACTTTTTCAGAAAGGCAAGTGTAGTTGAAGCTATTACTAACACCGACTATGCTGGTGAAATATCTGCTTTCGGAGACTCTGTAAAGATTATTGGTGAACCAGTAATCTCTGTGTCTGATTACACAAGAGGTTCTGACACAACTGCAACTAAACTAACTGACGAAGAAACAACTCTTGTTGTCGACAGTGCTAAAGCTTTCAAATTCATCGTAGATGATATCGAAACAAAAATGTCACATGTCAACTTCAAAGAAGTAGCTTCTTCTTCTGCTGCGTATGCTCTTAAAGATGCATATGATGCTGCTGTTCTAGCAACTATGTTTGCTGGATGTTCAGCTTCATCTCCTGACCATATCATTGGTTCAGACAGTGCAACTGCTGATGCTTCATTAAGCCACGCTACTAACTCTGTAGACCTATTAGGTTCAGACGGAACTGGTGTAGATGCAATTGACCTTATGGCAAGATTTGCTAAACTATTAGACGAACAAAATGTACCTGAAGAAGGTAGATGGTTCGTAGCTCCTCCTTCATTCTATGAAGAATTAGCTAAAGCTGACTCTAAGTTAATGTCTGTTGACTTTAACGCTGGACAAGGCTCTATCAGAAATGGTTTAGTATCAAGTGGTAAACTAAGAGGATTTGACATGTACAAATCTAACAATGTTGCTGCTACAACTAACGCTACTGGTAAATGTATGGCTGGTCACATTTCATCAACTGCTACTGCTAATACTATTCTTTCAACTGAAGTGTTGAGAGACCCATCATCATTTGGTGATATAGTAAGAGGCTTACATGTCTATGGTGCGAAAGTACTTAGAGATGATGCTTTAGTAAGTGCATTTTATGTAATTGACTAATTGTCAAAACTCGGGGGGTCTTAACAGACCCTCCACTTTTTAAATTTAATATAGGAGAAAAAAATGGCA